TTTGGTTAACGGCGGAACAAATGCCAATACTCCCACCACTCAAGCTGACTTGAATGAAACCTCTCTTGAGAGCGCAGTCATTCAGATCGCCGCTTGGACGGACGAGCGTGGTCTTTTGATCGCAGCTAAACCCAAGAAGTTGATTGTTCCTCCTTCACTCCAGTTTGTAGCAACCCGTTTGCTAGAGACAAAACTGCGTGTTGGTACAAACAACAATGACATCAACGCCCTAGAGAACAATGGTTCAATATCCGAAGGATATGTAATGAATCACTTCTTGACAGACGTTAATGCATGGTTCTTGACCACAGATGTGCCTAACGGCATGAAGCATTTCGAGCGTACACCTCTCCAGAATTCAATGGACGGGGATTTTGATACAGGGAACGTTCGATACAAAGCACGTGAAAGGTATTCGTTTGGTTGGTCAGATCCATTGGGAATCTGGGGATCAAGCGGTTCTTTCTAAATTAAAAGTATTAAATTAGTACTTTAAAGGGCCTCTTGCAGGCCCTTTTTATTTGCCGTATAATTGCTCGTATCGTAACTAGGAGAATGATATGGAGTATCCAAATAACAGAGCAGAGGCAAAACGTATAGGAGCAACGCATTACTTTACGGGAGTAGCGTGTATTCGTGGGCATATTGCTTTACGCAAGACCAAGGGATCATGTGTAGAGTGTATGAAAGAGGACTGGGTAATTGATAATGATAAACGCAAGGAGAAGCCAAAGTCTGAAGCCGCTAAAGAAGCAGGACGGCGTTACTATGAACGCAATAAAGAAACTGTAAAAGCTAGATCTAGCGCAAGGCCAAAAGAAGAAGTAAATCAGTATAAGAAAAAATACAAAGAAGAAAACCCAGAATTGTATAAAGCTCTTACTAGTGTGCGTAGACGTAGACATCGCAGCGCTACCCCCAAATGGATCACCGCAAAGCAAAAACTGGCCATGCGAACCTTGTATTTAAAGGCCCAAGAACTTACGAAAATAGCTGGAGAGAGGTATGTTGTAGACCACATTATTCCTATTATCTCAGAGGCGGTATGTGGGCTACATGTGCCTTGGAATCTGCGTGTTATCACTCAGGAAGAGAACCTTAAAAAATCAAATAAAGTCGTTGACGTTGTTTAAACATAATGGTATAAACAGACTATCTAGGATTTTTCTCTTGTCGGCAGCCCGCCTAGGGGTCACGATGCAACGATTGACAAGAGGCTTTTGCATAAGGATTTATCATGGCACGCAGTACATTTTCAGGCCCAATTCTTTCGGGCGACCAACGTTTTGGCCCAGCACGTAACGTAGGTTACACCGATCTAACACAAAATGTTGACTTAAACTTTGCCAACACAGGCGGCAATGGAACCGCTGGTTATGCTGGCGGAAGTGGTCAATTTGTCAATGGCAACTTGATCCCCAACGTAAACGCAATTGTTTACTCTCCATCAAGTTCAGTTTATCCACCAGTTGCAGCAACTCCCACTGCTGATGCTTCCACCACAGTCTATCGTGGCGCAATATTTTATTTGCCCACAGGATCGCAGATCAACGACTTCTTTGTTGACATTGGTACAGGCATCACAGGTGGCAGCACAATCACTGCTGGTGTTGTGAATATTGGCAATCAATTTAACGGCACTCAGTACGGTTCAGTAACTTTGACCGCTACTGCAAACGTGTTGGTTGCTGGTCGTTATTCCACAACTTTCACTGGTACACAGTTGGCTGCTATCCAATCTACCACTGCTGATTTTACTAATCCAGCAGGCGTAGTTGAGCCAGCCACTTTTTCGCAAGTGGTGATGACTTTGGCAATCACAGGTACAGGAACACCAGCACCAACCGCAGGTACTTTGTATTTGACAGTGCGTTATACACAAGTTGATGGCAACATTGGTACAACCACAACTTACCCCTACGGTAACTTCGATTAATCAAAGGGGCTTCGGCCCCTATTTACAAGGAGATTAATCATGACAATGCAATATGATGTCAAGGCGGCGCATACCAATACATCTGCGGTTCTTGTTTCTGGTCGTACTCGTTTAAAGCAAGTTGTGTTTACCAGCGATGGAACTGCTGGAACTTTGATTTTGTATGATAACGCCACAACAGGTAGCGGAAATATTCTTTGGCAATATGACGTTCCAGCTTTGGCAACACCGTATGTTGTTAACATTCCCGGCGAAGGCATTCTTGCTTCCAATGGAATTTACGCTTCATTAACCCACGTTGCAGCGGTAACGATTTGTTATGGCTAAGTCACCTGCATGGCAACGCAAAGAAGGGAAGAATCCGAACGGCGGGCTAAACGCCAAGGGTCGGGCATCCGCAAAGAAGGAGGGGATGAATTTAAAAGCTCCCCAACCCGAGGGCGGATCTCGCAAGGATTCATTCTGTGCAAGAATGACGGGCATGAAGAAGAAGCTGACTTCGGAAAAGACAGCCAAAGACCCAAACAGCAGGATTAACAAAAGCCTTAAGGCTTGGAATTGCTAATATGCCAAGTACCAGCAAAAAGCAACACAATTTCATGGCAGCGGTGGCTCACAATCCAGCATTCGCCAAGAAAGCAGGAGTTCCACAAAGTGTGGGGCAGGATTTTAGTCAGGCCGATAAAGGCCGCTCGTTTAAACAAGGTGGATCTATGAAAGAATCAAAAGGCATGGAAATGCGTCAAGCCAAACAGCTTGAGAAAATTGCCAAAGAGGAACGTGAAGAGGCCAAAGGTATGGCACGTGGCGGGAAGGTAGACCCCCGTCTATTGGCCGCTATGATGGCAGCCAAACGTCCTCCTATGGCAGCCCCTGCGGCAGCCCCTATGGGCGCTCCCGGAATGAAGCGTGGTGGCATGGCCAAGATGGAACCCCATGAGCATATGCAAATGGCTCATAAGCATTTGAAAATGGCCATGAAGGGTGGCGGTGCAGCCTTTGCAAAAGGCGGTTCAGTTCCCGGCCAATATGCTTTAGGGGAACCCATGAAGAAGGTAGCGGCAGGTGGTAAGCGTCCTCATGGCGAACATACCATTCAGCAGTCTGGTCACACCAAAGCCAAAATGCCTAAAATGGGCGGCAGAATTATCTAAGGAGCAATCATGAGAACCAAACGATATGACGGAGAAGATGGATCTGATGTTAATTTAGACCAAGAAATGGGTCAAAAATACAGCAGCCAAGCAGAAGACATGAGTCCTGAAGTCACCGTTAAAGCGGCTCCTGCCCCCAAAAAGAAAGTCGTCACCAAAGAAGAATTGGAAAAATCCGGTTTGAGTTTGCGTGATTACATGAATAAGCAGGCAGGCAAAGTACGCAAAGAACCCCAAGATTGGGAAAAACGTGGCTTTACTGGATCTGAAACTGGCGGAGATGCAGCCATCATGTACCGTAAAAAGATGGCTACAGGCGGTAAAGCTTTTGCCAAAGGCGGTAGCATTAAAGAAGCCCGTATGGAGCCATCTAAAATGGAAAGAGGCGGAGACCTTAAGAAAGGCAATCTACCCCGTGGTGAACATGCAATCCAACAAAAAGGCCATACCCGGGCATTGATGCCCAAGATGGCTGGCAATGACATTGGCACTCAATCCCCCAAACGCAAATAAGGAGTCATTATGAAAGACGCACACGTACCATTTATCCCTCATGGTAAAACCATCAAGGGCGAAGAGCATAAGATGCCTAAAGATCGCCTTAGCGAACACATGGCAGGCGGCCATAAGCATCACTCTGAAATTTACAAAGAACACGCAGCAGGCCATAAATTGCATGATGACCATGTCGAAGCAATGTGCGGCGGCGGTAAAGCTTAAGGGGCTATCATGAATCTAACGCCTTTAGCTTTGGCTGCCTTGTATGCCTATGCAAAAGGCCAAGATCAGCCCGATAAAACCATTCCTGGCGCAAGCCCTGCTCCAACAGATACTGCGCCAGCTACGCCAGCAGCACCAGCCCCAACGCAGACACAAAGTGCTGCGGATGTATTGGCAAGCAATCAAGCTTTAAACGCAGGTCAGAATGACTATGACAGCACAGGTAATATTGGCCAAACACCAGCAGTAAAGCCTGCTGCACCAGCCAAGAAAAAACCTGTTACTCCTGCGGCTACTAAGCCTACTGGCCCATCGCAGGCTGCTGTATCTGATGCGGAATTGAATGATGCCATACCTCCTAAGCCCACTTACAACCCTCCGGATGCCAGACTAACAAGTTTAAAAAACTCGCTTCAATGGAAAGCTGCCACACCAGCAATGCGTCAGCAAATGTTAAATAACATGGGTATGGATCCGGCATTGGCCAATGAAACGCCAACAAAAAGGGTTGAGTATTCAAAAGATGCAAATGGAAAAATTCTTGGCAGCCACTTGGTTGAAAACAAAAAAGGCGGCTCTATAAAAGCTTATGCCAAAGGCGGGGCTGTATCAGCCAGTAAACGTGGTGATGGTATAGCTAGGAAAGGCTTTACCAAAGGGGTAATGAGATGATGGCAAGCCGTGGCATGGGAGCCATCAACCCATCCAAGATGCCATCAGGCAAGAAGATTGTCCGAAAAGATAATCCTAATGTTGTTGAAGAGTACAAAGAGGGCGGGGAAGTCTGGGACAAACCCCGTCCTAAAGATTTAGGTAAGCCAAAGAAGTTAAGTTCTGCCAAGAAATCTAAAGCAAAGGCAATGGCCAAGGCTGCTGGACGGCCTTGGCCTAATTTGGTTGACAATATGAGAGCGGCAAAATGACCACAACTTCCGGCACAACAGGGTTTTCCCCTGACTTCACAGAAATTGCAGAAGAAGCGTGGGAACGTGCTGGGAGAGAGCTACGCTCAGGATATGACCTACGCACAGCTCGTAGGTCAATGAACTTTCTAACCATTGAATGGCAAAACCGTGGTTTGGATATGTGGACTTTTGATGAAGGTACAGTAACCCTACAGCAAGGTTTAAACACATATCCTTTGCCAGAAGACACCATTGATTTGCTGGATCATGTAATCCGAACCAATGCCAACCAGCAGAATAATCAAGCTGACTTGAACATTACAAGGATCAGCATCAGC